GAGAAGAGCAACTTTGCGACAGATTGCTGCTGGTGCCTTTTCTCTTCCTCCATCCCACGTTCCTTCTGGTCCGAAGATGTTATGGTAACGAGCAATCCTAATAGGAATACCGTGGTTACGATTATAAGCGAGATATAACCTCTCTGAGAAAAGTTTTTCCCATCCATATTCGGAATCTGGGGCAGCAGGGTAAGCGGATTCTTCACGGCAATCGGGGTTGTTAGGGTCTACTTGGTTATACTCTGGATACATGCAAGCAGAACCAGAGTAGAAAATCTTAGTTGGTTGATCCAACTTAGGGCGATTACAAACAGTATAGGATTTTACTATACCATCAAAGGTTTCGTTTAATTTACGGACACCTTCAAGTACATTTAGGTTAATAGTAACAGAGTTATGCATAATCTCTGCATCATTCTCTCCAGTGAATACAAAACCTGCACCACCCATGTCAGCAGCAAACTGGTATATCTCATCAAATGGTAGGATGTATTGATAAGGAACTGAGTTATAATAGTTACCTTGTTCTCCTTTGAACTCAAGAATAGAATTTACGAATGCAGTACTACGAAGATCTCCACAAACAAATTCATTTGCTTCTGTGTTAGAAAACTCAGGGTATTTAAGGTCTACACCTCTTACCCAATAACCTTCTTTACGCAGTCTCTTTACCATATGACTGCCAATAAAACCACCTGCACCTAATACCAGTGCGGTCTTCTTGTATTCGCTCATTGCTTAAAATTACCTATGTTACTATTATACACAAAAAAGGGGGTCTTGTAAACCCACCCCTATTTAGATAGAAATTTAAGAAAAGGAAATGGACATTTGTTCGGTGTTTTAGAAAACAATTTGTTTCCTTCCTCATAATTTTTAGATTCAGACAATCTAAATTGTACTTCAGATAATTTACCCTTTCTTTCTTTTAATAAGATTCCTCTATTTAAATCAGGAGATAAAAAAGTTATTCTGAATAGAGGATCACCTTTTTTAATAACAAGTGGTTTAGTTCTGTCAACTAGTCGAGGTGCTAAACTAGTTTCTCTACTCCAATTAGATAAATTAAACCATCCTTCAACGACAGTAAAATTATTATTTAAAGAAGTTAATGGATAAGAATTATATTCTATCCAAACATCAGGTTCATCTGTCCAAAAAGCAAAATTACAAATGTCTAATTGAAAAACTAATTCACCTTTAAAGTCTGGGTCAACTACGTTAATATCTGCTATCAAATCATCATCAGTTGTCCACAGAGTACCATTATCAAATCCTAGTTTAAAATCTATAGGAGAATATCCAATAAAAGTTCTGTTCTTTTTGTGCTTGAAAACAGGACACTTATTATATTTTTGGGTTTTATCAACGCTATCATATTCTCTGACAAGTAAATCAATATTGTCATCGTTGTTTGCACAGTTACCATACCCACCGCGATTAGTATTATTAATACGGTAACTGCTCTCCGAAACACTTAGGTAATTAATTTTCAGGGGCTTTGACATGATCTTTTACGTAGCAAGGAACACCTGCAGGATCTAACCATTTAGTATAATCAAAATCTTCAATTGCAGTTTTCATCTGCATAAAGTTATCACACCAGTACATGTCCTTGTATCCATTGTGGTTGTTCCACTTTTGAATACGATAGTCTGGATGTCCATTCTCTAAGAGATCAGGCATTTTTATATACCTGTATGGATCGTTCTGGCATAATACTTCAATCATTAGTTTGTTTGTTTCTATAATTATTATAGAATTAACTTAGTGATAAGTCAATAGATCCAATCTTTAAAGTGGCACATTGATCGTAGTATAATAGCGAGACAGATACCATTGTATTGTAGAGTTAATATTTTCTAACCATTTGTCACCAGGTTTCCAACCTATTGCATTAGTAAGTTTAGAATGATCCATGGCATAGCGTTTATCATGACCAGGTCGATCAGCAGTAACACCAATAAGATCATGTGACTTACCTAGGATATCTAGTATATCTTTTACAACATCAATATTTTTCTTCTCACATGAACCACCAATATTAAATGTATCATTCATGATACCTTGTTCATATAACATCCAAATTGCTTCACAATGGTCTTTGACATATAACCAATCTCTAATCTGATCTCCACCACCATGCATGTAAGTCATTCTATCATTAATAGCATTTGTGATAGTAAGAGGAATCAGTTTCTCAGGATGTTGTCTAGGTCCATAATTATTAGAACAGTTTGTTATGAGATATGGAACCCCATAAGTGTTATGCCATGCTTTAACAAAATAATCTGACGCTGCTTTACTGGCAGAGTATGGATTTCTAGGGTTGTATAGGGTTTCTTCTGTAAATATATTTGGGTCATCATATTCAAGTGATCCAAATACTTCATCAGTAGAGATATGATGGAACTTGTCTACAACATCTCTACTAGCATTCAATAAATTAATTGTACCTAAAATATTTGCCTGAATAAATGGTCGATAGTTTCTAATAGAATTATCTACATGACTTTCTGCAGCAAAATGAAAGACTATATTAGGTTTATATGAAACAAATAATTCATCAACCGCTTGTTCATCAGCAATATCAATCTCAATAAACTTGACTCTTTTATTATCAATCAGTTTATCGATAAATTTGATATCAGATGCATAGGTTAGATTGTCTACAATAACAATCTCGTCATCAGTTTTCTTGTGAATGTAATGTAAAAAATTACTGCCTATAAAACCAGCAGCACCTGTAACTAAAATCATTTTTGGAATTGTTTAATATAGTCTTGGTAGTCAGCACCAGTAGGAACATCTGCTTTACCATCTTTAATTGATTGTTGTAACCATGTCGTTATAATATACTTACATCCATTTTTTGGTTTTCTTCCTTTATGAACCCATTGATGAGCAGATGGAAAAAATACAATCTTTCCTATTTCAGGAATTATTTTGTGCCAATAGAAATCAGTTTCTCCTTCTTCAAAATTATCATTAAGATATATTAGACAACTAAAAGCTCTTTGTCTACTTTTTCTATCATCATCCAATCGATCAAAGTGCCATTCAAAGAAACCATCGTTACTATCATACTTTACAATAGAATATCCTTCATCTTCATATACAAAATTTTGAAGTAAATTTGTTGGAACATCTCTTTCTTGGTTTTTTTCCCACTCATCATCAAACATTTTACCAATGTCCCAATGATACTGAGCAAAATACTGATTAATTTTTGATGAAATTAAATCATCAATTGGAGCATCAAGAGGCACTGACATTTCAGTAGACTTTCTACCAACACGATCTACTGACTGTAGATTATCATGATTTTGAGCACTGTATACCTCGGAACTCCTAGTATGATCTAAATTGTTTTCATAAAATTCAATGATTAAATCACATTCATCTTTTGTAAATGCAACATACTCTTTGATATAATCACTTAATTGATTCATGCTATTACAGGTTCAAATGGTTTTCTTTTTTGTCTCTCTTCTATTCTACCATAATCATCTTCAAGACGCACGATATCTTCTTCCTCACAATTACCACGTTGAACCTCAATGAATACTAACCCTTCATCTGAAGCAGTTGCCCTGTGTATACTTTTTGGTGCGATGTTAAATCGATCACCAACACGACAAGGTTTTGCATATCCAGAAGTAAAAACAACACCAGATCCCTGAACAATAACCCAATCTTCCCAACGATGATTGTGATATTGCAATGAGAACTGTTGATTGGGATTTAAAGTAATTCTCTTTACTTTATATTCAGGTTCATTAAGTAGAACTTCATACATTCCCCAAGGTTTTTTCATATCATAATGTTGTGTTCTTTCATTATATAGGGATCGCTTATCAAGATCCAATTTCTTTTCAAGTGCTTCTAATCTTTCTATTATTTCGTCGTGTTTTCTATCAATATGTGAATGATAATCTCCTGACATAATCCTCCTTAATCTTGTTTAATATCAAAGTGCCATTTGATATGTTTAATGTAATCAAATGTGTCTCCTATATCTTTATCGCAATCAATTTCGTACTTCCTATCACAGAGAAATCTTCTGAGTTCATATACACTGTCATAGGTACCTTTTTCATTAAGGTGTTCGTCGAAGAGAACGTAACGCATAGGAGAATGGAATTTCTAATATTTATTATATCAGGATTCCAAGATATTGTCAACGTTGCATATGTTTTATCATTTTTTCAATTTCATTTAAACTATCTCTAAGTTCTGTGTTTTGTCCTGATGCAGAATCTAAATTTTCATCTACCAAATCCCATCTCCACTTCTTCATACTCTTAGAATACCATAGTTTAACGTTCATGCTCCTCCTCGTTTACTCCCCAGATCTGAATAGTGTACCTTAAATCAGTTGAATATGGTGACACCGATGTTACCATGTGTTGTTCCTTATTATCATTTATAACCATTGTATTACGCTCTGGTAATATAGCAGTCCACTCAGGTCCTGGTTTATCTTTATCTTTATATAGAAAAATTCCACCATTCTTAGGTTCCCATGTATCATTTAGATATATTGTTGCACCAAATACTTTACCACTATCATCATGAACAGCGATACCAGAATGTTGTTGCCAAATATAGTATTGTAATATGTACTCTTGACATTCTGGTAGAAATGATTGAATCTCTTTTAAGATTCTTTCTTTCATTTCTCCTTCAATACCTGTAGATAAAACACATCCAGAAAAACCTTCTGTCAATCCAGCAGGCCAAGCAAAACTAGCTTGCCATACTTCTTTAGCATGATTTCCAGATACTTCTATACGAATGTCTTGGAGTAATTTATCTGTTAATACTTTGTTTAAATGTTTCATTCAAAATTGCCATAATCTTTTTTCATGTAACGTCCAAGGATGTTGCTATTGTAATACTTTGGTGTCCCATCGTCAAGTGATTCTGTTAGGACATCATTAAGAAACAGTTGTCTTGTCTCTTCGTAGTTTACTTTTCCAAGGGTTGCGTGGAGTGATATGATTTCTCTTCTGAAAGTTTCTTTTCCATATTCCTTAACGTCTCGTTTAAGTTCGTCAGAGCTCCCGTAATACCGCTGCCAGTCAGACTCTGACGTAACACGTCGCTTGCCTCCTTTAGGTTTTCGTTTCTGTACGAAGTACTTTCTTCCGATGTATTGCTTACTGTTCTTTGTATTTGTAATCCTGTAGACAAAACCGAAGAAGTCGCCAATATCATCAGAAGTGAAAGGTTTACCCTCATATAACCAGGGGTTTTCGTAAACTCTTCCTTCAACCATTTAATCATATACCTTGATCTTTTTGACTTGAGAAAAATTCTTTCAATGATGATTGTAATTGACCTTCATTTTCTTCATTATAATTATCTGAATATCCTTTCATTTTCTTCCATTCATTATGTAATGCACCCAATAACCATGCTTGAGAAAGACTCTTAGGTCCGTTCTC